AAAAAAAAGTAGAAAATAATAGAGATAAATATAAGACTCATAATACCAGGGCCAGAGGGACACCTGATATTAATGAGCCGGAAGTTAGCCTCATTCCTGAGGTGTCTGTGTAACTGTGGGTCGTCACCCAGCCCAGTGTGGCTCACAGACCAGCGGAGTTCCTAGCCGCCCGAAGTCCGGTATTCTGCAAGGTTTCGCTATCACCGCCGAAACCCTCCGCCCCTGGACAGGCAGTTAATAGAGCAATCAAAGCAAGAACTCAAGATTGGTAAAGATCATCTGACCTTTCTCAATGTTCTCGTTCATGACATTGATATACTCCAACAAAGATAATGGTGATTGTCTATTTTGGTAGAAACTGTCACCTTCAAAAACTTTGAAGTGTTCTGCATAATGTACGGCGTCAGGATGAACCAGCGAACGAATCCCCGGAAGTTTTAGTTCGCCCAACTGCATTCTGGAAATTTGATCCTCCCAGAGCGTTTGGACTGACACAGGAAGCTTGAACAATTCCTGTACTATGCTTCTAGATTCGTCGGTTATCCGACCGTCGAACATTGCAAATGCTCTCGTCTCACTCAAAGGCACCTCATAATTGAATTTATAATGATTTAACAGCTCCGGCTTAACATGATACCCTCGTGTCAGCTCTAGCAATCGTTTGGACAAAGGCCCAACGACTGGACAACCAGAATACTGATACCAAAGTGAAAATGCTACGGCGCGAAGTAATGTCATTTTTGTTCGATCAGAGGAATTAAGGTAGCGCCGGTCTGTGTAACCAAACCGGGACAAGACCTTGAGTGGATTTGTGAGAACTGACATGCTGGTCAAATCATAGATCTGACCGCAGAACGATGCTCTATTAACATGAATGTGGGTCTCAATTTTGACTGTGAGACCCAACGATTCAAATTGCTCTTTTGTAATTTCCCATCGTGCTTGAACGACAAATAAACTGTCGTCCCCTTCAACAATTATATTGAACATGGCCCACATTAAACCTGAGCCTGCGCGATAAACAACATAAGAAATGCATATGAGGTTATAAATACCGTTACCCAAACTGGTATCCATATCCCCACTCATACGTCGGAATTGCACAATAATTGTGAAGAAGGCAAACACGCATCGATTATCTAAGTACATACAGTAACCGATGAAGGTGGCAATAGTGCTATTCGTGATAAAAGAGTAAAAAATGAATTGTACACTAGCCGCGAGAGGACCAAACGATGATTCAAAGCTTGTGTAATCTGTGGAATAAACGCGTGGACCGATTATCCGCTTTGAAATATAGCTTGGTCGTAAATGAACTGGAATATTTTTGATGAAGGCGGGATGACTATATACCACCTTCTCAATGGATTTGATCAATGGTCCCATAATAATCTTCGCATAATCTACGCGTCCGTTGATTGTGCGAGGACATTTGTATTGTGGGTATTGCTCGAACTTGACGAAAGAATGAACATCGAGGTGCTTAACACGTCCTCCTCGCTGGAGTCGGATTGTTCGTCCGAGTTCGGCGTAAGCCTCAGACCGTTTTGTGCAAGCATCGCAGTTTGATGTTCCCTGAACTCTTCGAGGGTGAACATGTCTTCCGAACTGTCCGAGCTGATCTCGTCCCTGGATGTCAGCAACGGCTTTCTCTCTGAGCGATGCCCAGTCCAAGAATTTCTCGAGAGCTTCTTCGTAGGAATCTTGGGAACCGACGACTGGAAAGATGCCTCGTCGTCGCAAATAGAATCCAGGAGATGACTCGAAGTATAATCGGGTGAGCTTGGCTTTCTGAGAAAGCGTGTAATTGGTTGCCAACAGCCACTGGTAAAAATTGAGAATGTCCTTGCCGACTGCGCCTCTGTTGAAATGGCGTCTGATCCAGAGTCTGACAAATCTGAGGAATCGCCTTTTCTTGATAGCCATCGGCGGACTCCTGAGAAATCTATGCGTCGCTCCAAGTAAGGTACAAATTGGATCAGAGATGTTAGGGCAGGGATCACAAACATCAGCGACGAAAGAAGGTAAAGCAATGAGACAAGGAGGATTGTAGTCAAGTTGGGGGCATCCTCGGTTAGGATTAGAAAGGGGATCGACGCCGCGGCGACCGTGAGGTATGAACTGGGCACCAGTGACGATGGTGTTATGTAGTGGAGGTAACTCATTAAACCCGTACCCTTTAAAACCAATGAACTTCCTAGAATGCCCCCCATCCCGTTTAAATCCTTTTCATTCTCAATGTTGATTTGATTCTGCGCCACAAACAAAGCCATTGCGACTCTCTTTGTTCCGTCAGCTAGATTGGCACATTGTTTCCTCAACAACGCCATTCGGGTTGGATCAACAATGTCTGTGTAATTTCGAATTAAAGCATTCACGCTAACCTGAAAATCCAAGAGCGTGTTTGCTACTGTCTTAACTGATCCTGAATTCATGGCATCTAAAAGTTCGAGGGAAACGATCTCCTGGCGTCTGATCTTCCCGGTAACAAATGGAACGATCAAACAGCATAAAGATGACAAGAAATGGCTAGTCAAGATCCAAAATCCGATTGCACCTACAAAGTGCCAAAATTTCAAAAGCTGGGGCGCAAGATGCTGGACGTAGTTCTGTGACACCACATCAACAGCATGCATCCTGGCAAGGTGCAGCAGTTCAACACTTTTCCGTTCATTGACTGACTGAATTGAGGTTGGTGGATTTTCCTCAATTAATCGATCATAAATTTCTTGCTGTTCTGCTACATTTTGCAAAAATGTCGCATCAGTGCTTGTCCTGTATCTCAAAGCATAAGTGCACTGGCCGAGATACTGCACTATAACGAGCATGAAACCTATTGTCCTCCAAATTTGTCCGAAAATATGGAACAATACTGCTGCTAGGATGGTGAGGAGAAAACAAGCCAAAACAATTAAATGAATCTTAGTGTTCTTGAATCGGACATCAATGCAGGGTTCATGATCCAATGGACGGACCAATTCTGTTGTCACTTGACGCTGATTATATTCATTGTAAGGTTTGGCAAATTTTGACGCTTCACGCATGAGAGTTGGATCAGTGCAAAGTGGTGGATGCTGCCCCATCTCATGCTTGCAACAGACCAGATTAATCGACTTCATCAAATAATGACGGGCTGCGCAATACAATTGAGCTCTAGATGGTTCTACAGTCACACGTTTCATTGCTTTTCTCAACAACAATGTTGATGCGTGAATTGCATTTTTAGGATAAGCTCCTCCAACACGTTCAAGCGCTGAGTTAATCGTCGATACGATCAAATTGCCTTCTAATTTCTTCGACTTCCTGATCGCATTCAAGATTTTTTCGTCCTCGCTTTTCTTCTCCTCTGGTGGTGGTGGAGCATTTTTCTTGGCACAATGCACACATTTACAACCGTAATCCACTTCCTCGATTTCAGTAAATGGACACGAATTTGATAATTCGTGTTCACGAACGTCAGCATTCGATGGGTAAGGATCACCTATCCGTTGTTTGGGATTCTCCAATTGTGATTGACATATGGTTAAACCACGGCGCGTTCTCAATCGGATATGTTTGCAGGACTCCCCATTCCATGACAATTCACAAGGTTGTAGCAAGCTAGGAATGCCTTTGTATTCTCGCTCCTTGGGGGTTTGAGGTTGACTCTGGGCATTCTCTTGTTTTGGTTTCTTTGGATTGGGTTTGTGGTCTCCTGCTTTCATATGGTTGTAGGCAGAGTGCTTGTCAGTCTTACGCTTGTTAGGCTGCTGTTTTTGCTTTGGATTTGATTTTGCCTGTTGATTTTGCTTAGCTCCAAATTCTAGGTCTTCATGGTGCTCGAACATCGCATCACTGACATCACCATCTCTCCACAACTCCACATGTTTGGAAAAGCCATTCTCATGTGCGTTGGTAACATTCAAACAGATCGTTGTGTAGCCGTAATCTGTAGGGTACCAAGGGTTGTCGTTCTTGACCCTGATGGTTTGGTCTTTGAAATGCAGGCAAATTTCAACTGGTTTACCTTCAATAGCCATGTATCTCAATACTCGCTTGAGATCCTCGTAACGAACGTAGCCTTCTGGATCGGTCACACCAGTGAGTTGAGCAAGTCGGAGATAAGGCATTGGATCAAACCAATACACTTCCGCGGAAAATGATGGTATCACTTCGATCACCGTTTCATGTTCCTTGGAGTATTCTACCAAAGCTTTGAAGAAACAGAATCCTCCATATCCGAATTGCAAATTTGTTGCTCGATTACCCTGGGGGCCAAATTCTGAATCGCAACACGAGCAGGATGGATTCGGATTTTTAGTTGAACATTGGGTCATCAATCTAGGACTCGGCAATGGGCTCAGAGAGCCACCCATTGCCCCACACCGTCAACGTGGGGCAAGAGTGTAGAGGAAACAATCAGACGGTCCTTCGGGCCACGCCATTGGCTCCGTGCCACCGTCTTGTTTGGGAGCTAGATGAGACAACAAAGTCATGCTCAACCTCTTCGTGTGATCAGTGATATCGCCCAATGCAAAGCTGGACGACACTCGAAAATGGATTCCCCGCATGCCTAGGGGAAAGAAATCTCCATTGTCGGGATCAAGAAACGAAGGTGAAATAAGTACATATGGCCTAGTGGTGTCAACTCCTTGATTTTCCAACTGCTCGTCTATGATAGCTTTGTCAGCTGGATCAAACAGGACATTAGTCGAATCAATTGCAAATCGTGGTGCGCCAGCATTGGCTATAGTACTCTTCAAATGGCAAAACGTAGAACCTCCCACAGTGATCTGATCAATGAGCACTCCTGAGTAGTCTGAAGTCTTGACCAAAACCAACATGTAGGGATAGTTTCGCAAATTGGTATCGGGCGCATTGGTATCAAATGGCCCATTGTATGTGGCTGACAATCCCGCTGTCGAAAAATTCACGTAGTACAACTCGTAAATTCCGCTCTGTGGTGCTGCTAATAATGCCGGAGTCGCGTTTGAGCACCCCGAGGCTAGCATGAATCGAGCATACATACCTGGGGTTCGACGACTCTGTTTGAGCAGTGTCATTTGTGCGTTCATTGTCTGGCCTGGTTTCGAAATGCCCTCAACACCTGCGGAGCCCATCTCAAAAATGGACTCAACGCCAGGTGGTGCTCCTGTCACCAGTGAGCTTGCAAACCACGGAGCAAAAGAAAAAGCATTCGAAAGAGAGAGAATCGCTTGTGTTTCCTTATACAAAGGAGAATTTGTATCAAGCCCAGGATAGCCAGCTCGAGGGAACACCATGTAATTCAAGGCATGGAAGGGATTTGGGAACGTGTCGTATTCTTGTGACGGACGGGGATACGACCCTGTCAATCCAGGTGTTTTAGGCGAGCCCTGAATTGACTCAGTTTTGTTTGTTCCGGTCCCTAACGCATTGTCTATGAACACATTGGCTCCGGCCTTTTCGTCGGTGAGTGCTGCAGATGGGACCCCGAAATATGCATTTCCGGCTGCACCCAGAAAGGCCCACATTGGCGTGAATTCTGGGAAAACAATCTCCAGGCCCAAAAGGACCATATTTCCAATATTTTGCACTGTGCCGATGGGAAAAGACTCCAAGGCTGACTCGACTACTGGAGTATTGAGGTTGACCATGACATTTGAGTTGACATCATAAACAGCTAGCAGGGTACCACCTGATCTATCCATCACTGGGCTGTACCACATGTTTTTGTTTCTACCTGCAAAAGCAACACCTCTGGGACCTTGGTATGCCTGCATCCTCGACCGGGATGCCGGAGCTTCCCCATCAAAGATATCGGTAAAATCCAAATCAGGAATGCCTTGAAGAATCTGCATATGATATGGAACGTCATTGTTTTGTCCAGCCACCTGCATCTTGAAGTTTGGAAGCGTCCAAGATGTCGCAATATTTGTGGCGTCGAGTATTGAGTCAACCACTCTCGAAAAAGAGCTGCTCGCTGACTTGAAGGAAAAATGGATCGTTGGCTTGTAAGTACATTCGAAAACTGGGCCAGTGTAGGGAACAGGATTTGATGTTGATGTTCCAGCTAAATTTGGTTGAACCAAATTGCCGTATGTCAAAACATATATGTATCCCAAAGGCACTGGCGATTCTCCTTCCCAGTTGACTAATGTTGGATTACAATTGATCACAGTATTGTGGACCACCTTGCCATGTCGAAGGTCGAAAATTGACACGTTTCCTTGCTTCTTACGCATCATTCCTGTTTCCCACATAGTCTTGGGATCTTCCTCTGGTGATATGTCTGGGGCGTACATCACCATGACTATCATATTCGATAGGAGATCTGGGACCAATCCTCGTAGGCTCACCTTGACTTTGAGAAGACCACCCCGCGAATACAAACTTGCAGTGTTGTAAAGCGGGCTTGAGAACTTGACAACATCACCAGAAACATCCGGGATCCGGGACTTTGCACACCAGTAAAGAGCATCAGCTGGCAAAACTTCCATCAGCTGGTAAACATCAGTGCTGTTTTTCTGATAATATGGGGTTGCTGTAAATTCTTGAGATCTTATGAGATCATCAGACTGTTTTGGAACCGCCATCAACGCATGAGACAGTTCTTTCTCTTGTTTGCGGTCGGTCTGCTTGATCTTCTTGAGTTCATCTCGAGTCTTCTTTTTGGCTTTTCGTTCAGTTTTAGTTCGTTTGCTTCGGGTTGTCTCCTTCTTTACTACTTTCTTCTGCATCTGTTGCTTGCGGCGATTGGGCGGTCCGGGATCACATTTGCCCATTTTTGTTGCACAGTCATACGATCCTCGAGGAGCGTGGACACAATGACTTGCCGCAAATTGCTGTTTTTGATAGCAGAAGATTATTTCGTGGTGACATCCAGTGTGATTTGCAACGACATTCTTGTAATCGAGTGATTTGAAGGAAATTGGCACTTCAAACTCATACTTCTGTTCTCCACAATAATGCTGGCGCGTCACAAAAGTATTGTGTTTCAAATACAAGGTTGCATTTTGAATGTCAGTGAGAGTTTTCTTGATCATTTTTCTCAAAGTGGTTAAAGATTCTCCAAAATGAGGATGAGAACCTTTAATGAACAATTGATTTATCGCTCGTTGGCATCTTTGAAGGTACTCTAGGTCACTCATAGATGCAATAGGCTTGTCAATTGGCAATTGAGTTCGATCAATCACGTTCCGAATGCGGTCTCGCTCGTCGGGCCGCAAAACTTGAAATGGCAAGTCTCGCGGGGATTCTGGGGAGGCTGCTCCTCCTCTGATGCGAGGTCGAACCTGAATGGTGGGGAGTATAGCTTGTCCTAAATGGCCGAATTCTCGAGCAACGAGGACAACAAAATCTCGGACAGTACTTTCTACGTCTATCAGTTTGCCTGCTGCCATCATGTACCAGTCTTTCAGTGCTGTTCCAAATAATGACACAATTTTGTCCTCTGGACTTGCTAAAACTCGAATTGAATCATCCAATGATGAAATTTCAATCCACTGTCCTCTAGTTGGCCAACCAGTTGAAGGTCTTGGCCAGAGGGTCCTAGTTTGCTTTGGCACAGGGGATACTGCCTGCACCGGCTGCTGCAACAGCCGCAATTGATTTTTGCTCTCGTCTCGCGCGAGCACTTCTTCGACCTGCACGTCAAAGGAATGTTTTGTTTTTGGAGTTGAGCGTCGATTGATCCGACTCCGTCGCAGATCAAAAGGGTTCTTTGCGTCCAGAACCTGTGGACAGGAAGATAAGTCCAAATCTCCCAAACTGAGTAAAGCACACAACCCAGTTTGTTGGTGTTTCCACTGGAGATAGGAATAATCACCACGATGAACTCGATACCCATCATCGGCGGTTGGGTACACTATCGCGCTAGTGCTGGCGGCCCGGTTACTAATAATACTCTGAACCAAGGGTGAGGATGATGTGCGTCGCGAGTTAAGCTAAGCACGGTTCACGTAAGTACCTCCTCAGACGTTCACGGCATTTCCCGCCCGCTTAACGGTCTGTTGGAATGATTTGAGCAATTCACTCAACATATTTGTGATATGCCAGAGACTCAAACCGCGCCTTCCCAAGGCAGTGACCCCCCAAGCCATGTACTTGAGGTAACACACTTGAAACAGGATCATAACACAATGATCAAAATTTTTCCGCCCGCTCTATAGGAATCACAATTAACCGTACGCTGGTTGATTGAAGTTTACTGGTTCCACCCATTTACCTTCAAAACGCGCTTAATTGTTGCATTTAAGACGATTCCAATTTGGGGATCCAGATTCCACATTAATTCCTAGAAATAATTCCAACCTGATATGGCTACCAATGTTGGTTCTGGTTTCAATGCGCAACTGGGGCTCCTTACCCCGCATACGATCGGAAAAACGACCACCATTGGATCATTTTCCTGTTTCCCATCTATGATGTGGAATTTGCTTGTCAAAGCTTAGAGCTGTGTTGCAACGCGTGCAACGGTCGCCATCTAAACGCTAGATGAAACGGCCATAGGCGAAATGTAGCTCAGGATCTCCGATGTTCCTTCTACAAGACCCGCTAATGCGGCCCCTCAGCCTCACTTTTCAGAATGTTGGCCTACGTGCAATACCATGGCTGTGCAGAGCCAATTGGAGCACCATTGCAGTGGTGGAAAATGTGAACCGTC